ATTAGTAACTAAAACTATATTAAGTGCATCTATCGATCAAGATATATTTCGTTTTATTACTGACAATACCGAACTAGTAGAAATAGAAAACGGTTTAGTCAGAAACGAGTCAATCAATATAGCACTACAGACAGCAATAGAAACTGCTGTATTACAAACAATAAAAGAAGGAACAACCAGAGGATATTGGAATATTGATGAACAAATTAAAACTATTAACTGCGATGCTGATTGTATCGCCTCTATACGCGGCTGATAACGAAATATATATAGACCAAAGCGGTAATACAGCAAACATTGACTTAGAACAACTTGGTTCAGGTAACATCATTGGAGGTTTATTATCTTCGGCAGGAAGTATGACTGCATTAGACCTTGATGGTATAAGCTTAACATTAGACATAAATCAATTAGGTGACACTAATAAATTTTTAGGTGATATCTATGGAGATTCTGTAACTGGTTTTTTTGAGTTTGACGGTGATAGTAATACCTTTACTATACAAGCTGATCCTACAAATACTTTCGGTATAGATAACTCAAACTACAATGTAGATGTAACTGGTAGCACTAACACATTTACACTTGATACAGGCACAACAGCTTTAGCATCTGGTCTTGATTTAGACTGGATTATTAATGGTGACGACAACACTTTTGATTTTGATATAAACTATGATGGTGCTACTAACTATGTTGATGTAGACGGAGATAGTAATACAGTAAACTTTACAGGAAGCGGATATGCAGGCGGATATTTTTATCTTGACCAAACAGGCAACAGTAGAACTTTTAACATTGAGCAACTAAGTACCCAAGATAATGACTGGCTTAAAATTATATCTAATGGTAATAATGGTACTGTTTGCGTCATTCAAAACGACCAGGGTACAAGCACAAGCTGTTGATGTAGGAAATATATCTGAATTAACTGGCGCAGCTAGAGTTATAAGAGAAAAGCCTTATAATGCTGAGCTAGAATTTAACATACAACAAAACGATGAAGCTATAACAACCAATGGCCGTATGGCTATTAGGTTTTTGGATGATTCACAAGTAAAACTAACTGAACACTCACAACTAACTATAGATGAATATATCTTTGACCCAAATCCTAGTAAATCTAAAATGGCTATTACCTTTGGCCTTGGTACGGCTAGATTTATTACTGGCAGTCTAAATAAGATAGATAAACAAAATATAGAACTCAAAACTCCCACCGCAAACATAGCGATCAGAGGTACAGACTTTACTGTAACTGTTGATGAAACAGGTCGTAGTTTGTTAATTTTATTACCTGATATCAATGGTTTAAGTAGTGGAGAGATAGTTGTTACTACAGCTATGGGTACCGTTACTCTTAACAAACCCTATGAAGCTACCACCGTAGATGTCTATGAAAAGCTCCCTAGTTCTCCTGTTATTTTAGATTTATCACTAGAACTTATAGACAATATGTTGATTGTAAATCCACCACAAGAAGAGGTTATAGAAGAAAAAACCGCACAAACACAAAAGAAAAACATACTGGATTTCAATGACTTAGATATAGATTACTTAGAAGAAGATTTGTTAGACGCAGAAAAAGAACTAGAGTTTACAGAGTTAGATATAAATTATCTTGATGTAAACTTTCTAGAAGATTTATTAGATGTCATAGATGCACTACAAGAAATACAACAAGAAGATCAACTAGCACAGGATGCTACATCTACAAACATAGTTGGTACAAAACTAGGACAAGACTTACAAACACAAATAACATCTTTTATAACAGGCGAAGTATTAACGCTTATGCGTAGTGTTAGTGATACTGCTAGAATAGATATAGATTCTGCTGGTAGTTATACTGTTATCTTTATCCAAGACGGTACATCTAATATTATTAAAATAAATGGTGGTACTGGCAGCACTATTAAAATAACTCAAAGTAATTAATGAAACGCATACTATTCACCATACTTATAATACTAGTGTTGCCTTTGTTATATCAGTCAACACCTACAGAAATACTAAAACTAAAAGTTTTTGATTATCTTGTTCTTAAACAAGAACCGTCTGGTTACTTTACTATTTTAAATATAACCGAAGCAGATATAGATGCAGAAGGCGGTTGGCCTATACCAAGACAAAGATTAGGAGAAATACACAAACAGATTATAGATGCTGGTGCATTGGGTGTAGGTTGGGTTGTTAGTTTTCCGCATCCAGATAGATTTGGTGGTGATAAATTTTTTGCAGACTCTCTTGTTTATGGTACATCTATTTTGGCTTCATTTGAATACCCAAATCAAATATACCCAAAAACTGTTGGTACTGTAATCAAAGGTCCTGATGTTGGTGGTATGCTATCAAAGGGTGTAGTACAGAATACTCACAACCTTAGAACAAACTATATACAAGAAGGTATATCTGCTGCACCCACCGATCTTGACAATCTAGTCAGACGTATACCCTTATTACTTAGAACACCAGACGGTTATGTTAGTTCCTTTGGTACAGAAGTATTAAAAAGTTTAGTAGGTGCAAAAACTTATATTATTACAACCAATGATATTGGTATTCAAGAAATATCAGTCAGAGGATTGCCACCAATCAAAACAGATAGCCTTGGTCGTAAATGGATTAGTTGGGTAGACACACCACAAACTAATTTACAAGAACTAGATGTTGCAAATAAATTTGTATTTGTTGGTGTAACTGCTCCAGGAATCATGCCACAAGTTGCAACACCAACTGGATTATTAGAACCACATAAGATTCAAGCTGCATTATCTGAGTCAATACTTATAGAAAACTCTCCAAGGATTCCAGATTGGCATTTAGTAGCCGAAATTTTGATTTTTGGAATTTTTGTGTCGCTGACATGGCTCGTAATCAATTATCTTGGTGTAGTTAAGGGTCTAAGTATAGCTGTAATTTTACTCTTCACCACAGGCTTCTCAGGCGTTTTTAGCGTTCAAAAGGGTATTTTATTGGATTTTTCATGGACTTTTATCTCTCAAATCATAACTGCTTCTGTTGCCTTCTATATAAACTACAAAAAACAATATAAATTGCGTCAACAAATTAAAAAACAGTTTGAACATTATTTAGATCCTAGACAAATAAAACGATTACAAGATAATCCTGACTTATTAAAACTTGGTGGCGAAAAAAAAGAAGCAACATTTTTATTTACAGATGTCAGAGGTTTTACATCTTTGTCAGAAAAACTACCACCTGAAAAAGTAACCAAGATTATGANCAAAGCTTTGACCATACAATCAGATGCTGTGCAAAAACATGGAGGCATGGTAGATAAATATATTGGTGATGCAATGATGGCTATATTTAATGCACCTATAGATTTACCAAATCATAGAAGCGCAGCGGTAGAAACTGCTATAGAAATAAAAGAAAACATGAAGAAAGCAAACCTAGGTATAGATATAGGCATAGGTATAAATACAGGTGAAGCTGTTATTGGCAACATGGGAAGCGATACAAGGTTTGATTATTCTGCTATTGGTGACTGTGTGAATACAGCAGCAAGACTAGAATCTGCAACTAAAGAAGTAGGAAAAGATATATTGATTGGTTATTCTACTGCCATAAATTGTAAAATTAAGTTAAAATTATTGGAACCGATAAATGTTAAAGGCAAAAGCCAAAAATTATCGATATATACAATACAGGAGTAAACATTATGCCAATGGTAGGAAAAAAGAAATACTCATACACAAAATCTGGTATGAAGAAAGCCAAAACAGCTGCTAAGAAAGCTGGTAAAAAAGTGTCATACAAAAAGAAAAAATGATTGATTCATTAATAGGCCCAGTAAGCGAAATAGTTGGTAAGCTAGTTCCTGATAAGGACCTACAGGCAAAACTAAACCATGAACTTAAAACCGAACTACATAAAGCGAATATGGCTCAGATTGAAATTAATAAAATTGAAGCTGGTCATAAATCTGTTTTTGTTAGCGGGTGGCGACCGTTTGTGGGTTGGACTTGTTCTATTGCTATGCTTTATCACTTTTTGCTTCAGCCTATCATCGTCTTTGCACTCTCAGCATCTGGAGTATCTTTTGTTTTACCATCCTTTGACATGGGATCGTTAATGACTGTATTAATGGGTATGTTAGGACTTGGTGGTTTAAGAACTTTTGAAAAGACAAAAGGAGTTGCAAGCAAATGAGTTGGGATAACTTTAAACTAGAAGAGTTTGCCTGTAAGCATTGCGGTGAAAATAAGATTGAACATGATCTTATAGATAAATTACAGGAACTTAGAACTGACTGTGGTTTTCCATTTAAAATTACAAGTGGTTTTAGATGTGCAGATCATCCTGTAGAAAAAAATAAATCAAAGCCAGGAACACACGCACTAGGTTTAGCAGCAGATATAGGGGTTAGAGGAAAACAAGCACTAGAGATAATATCTAAAGCTACAGATTATGGCTTTACTGGTATAGGTGTAAATCAAAAAGGTGGAGCTAGATTTATACATTTAGATATATCTAAAGATTCACAAGGTCGACCACGACCACATATTTGGAGTTATTGATGGACCCCATAATGTATTGGAATATTCTTATCACTTTGGTAATTGCACCTATAGTGCATGGTGTAAGAACAAACGCGACAGAATTAAAAAGAGTTGATATACTACTTAACAAGACTCGCGAAGAAGTTGCAAAAGATTATGTAACTAAGGTTGAATTAACTATAAGTATAGATAGAGTCATAGATCGTTTAGATAAGCTAGACGAAAAAATGGATAAATTAATAACAGGTTAGTATGAGCAAAGGAGCAATGTCATCAATGGGTTACGGCAATAACCCAATCTTTATGCCAAGAAAACCAATGTCTTTATTTGGTAATTATGGGATGCCAACGCAACCACAAATGCCAATGCCAAGACCTATGCCAATGCAACCACCGATGCAACCACAAATGCCAAGAAAACAACCCCTAGATATTTTTATAGAACAACAACCAATGGCTCCACAAACACAATCTTTGTTAGGTCAACCACAACCAGCAGAAATGCAAAAGCCACAAAGTCCAATGAGTATTGGTAGGCTTCCAATTAATTTATTTAGATAATGGCAATATCACACGAAGAAGTAGTTAAAGCTGCGCAAGCAGAACAAATATTAGAATCAGATGTTTTTAAAGAAGCAATTGAAAATTTAAAAAACGAGTACGTTACTCATTGGTTAAATCTTAGAAATATTGATGATATCAAAGCAAGAGAAGATATTCATAGGTCTATATTGCTGTTACCAGAAGTTGAAAGACATCTTAGAATCATTGCAGAGAAAGGTAAGCTAACAAAAGCCAACATAAACAAAATTAGAAAAATCGGCTAAACCTTTTCTTTTCCCACATTATTAAGCTAAAATACCCTTAAATACAATTAAGGAGTATTTATATGAGCAATAACGGAAAACCGACTGCTTTACAAACAGATAGTGAAATAGCTGCCACTATGTTTGAAAGTTTCTTAACCCCTGAAGAGGACAAGGTTGAAGAGGCAGTCACAGAAACAGAAGAAGCAGCAGAAAAAGAAG